CAGCCTTGATTGTTGCGATCACGAGGTCGGCAAACTGATCGGCTTCAGTGGTCAAGAGGCCCATCCCTCAGCCATAGCCTTGGATCTAAGCGCAGCGATGAACGACTTAACCGGAGGCTGAACCGTATCGTTGGGAGCTGGCAGTCGTTCTGGCGCAGTGCCTGTGACAGCAGGAGTTGGCCTATCGTGAAGTGTCTTCAGTGGCCACATCTGCTGCTGCATGTAAGGCGTATCTCCGCCATCCACTGGCGGAAGGTCAAAAAATCTAGACCTCGCCTCGTTTGGAGACACGCCACCCGATCCAATCGCGTCCGCACCAGCCTTGACGCGCGTGGCCGTGTCCATCCGCAGCAACGCATCCAGATCGAACTCGGTCCCCATCAAGGGCGTCTGCTGATCCAGGCCGAGGCCTTCATCCAGCAAGAGTTCGATCGACTCGATGTGCGTCTGGAGACACTGCGCGTAGTACTGCTGGTTCAGCGCCTCGATGTTGTTGTACGTGGGCGTGGCTCCGACGCCGATCATGTACGGCGGCACATGGAACGCCGTGCAGACGTTCTCGGCCGTCCACTTCAACTGTTCGATCAACTGCGCGTCGACGGCCGTCATCGACATGCGCTCGTACTTCAGGCCGTCCCCGAGCACCGCGACACGCCCCGCATTGGCGCCGCCGTAGTTGTCGGCCCACTTCTTCTCGAGCAACGTCGCCGTTTCGACCGAGATGACGCCAGGCGCCGTGAGGATGCCGCCAGGATTCGCGCCGTTCTCAAAGAACCGTGTCGAATGACTCTGGACACGGAGCCCCTGCATGGCCGCGAGCCCGCACGCGCTAATAGGCGACACCCCGCACAGCGGGTGATACAAGCCCACCATGACGTCGTGGATAATCTCGCTGGCCGGCACTCGCACGGCTTCACTGACGCCAGATAGGTAGTCCTGTTGAATCTCGTAGTAGATATCACCGTCTGGCGACTGCAGCACCTTGACGCGCTGGGGGTCCAGCACGTACAAGCTCGTCACGACGCCGCGATTGTCCCGCTCTTTCAGGACGTAGGCGTTGCCCCAGACCAGCTTCGAGATCATCCACTGTTCGATGAACTTGATCCGTGTCTGGTAGTGGTTCGGCTTGGTCAGGACGGGCGTAAAGGGCGAATTACTCGACACCTCAGACCAGATGTCGTGATCGCCCTTCCGGACCAGTTTGATCCGCACCTTGGCGATGTCCGAGGCGATCAAGGTCACGCAGGCGTAGACCGCCGCGAAGCCCAGGACACTTTCGGTCGATATTTCGATGTTCCGCTGCCAGGCTCCAGTGAAACTTTCACGCACGATCGGCCACCAGCCACCGGTTGATACACCCCAATCCGACGCGGTCATCGGACCGACGTAGGACTTCTGGCGTGTGATGCTGAGGCCGAAGATCTTCACTTCTGGTCTTCCGCGCGCATGTCGCGACGACGGTAGGTGCCAGGACTGCGACGACGTCGCGTCTTGGGCGCGTCAAGTGCTGCCTGGACGGACGGTGCCGCCTCGACCACTTTGGTTCGGATCTGAGGCTCTGGGTATTCCTTGTGGGAGTATTCGAGCAGAGAGACGACGCCTCGGAACGCCAGCGCCGCAGCGATGACCGGATCGACCGTGATGCCCTCACCAGGACGGTACGGTCGACCTTCGTGGTGGAACGCTTGGATGACCTGGACTGTGACCATAGGACTCGCGTACCAACCACGCGGCGCCGTGAGCCCATCAGCCCACGGCGCCGTCGAACACCTGCAGCGTTCAGCCGCTTAGAACGGGCTGCCGACCGAGCCCCAGTTGACGTCATCGAAGAACTTGACGGCGTCTGAACGGAGCTTCTTCCAGTTGATGACCCGCTCGGCGCGCAGCGCGATCGAGTTCGTCTGCCACATCGACGTCATCGACGCGCCAGTGCCAGCCGTGGCATCACCGCTCGGCGCGTCCGACATCTCGATCGAGGCCTCTCGGCTCGCATCGACCGACACCTGGCCATCGTCCGCGAGCGCGATGCTCGGCGCGTGGAGCGCCACGACCATGTTGCCGTACGAGGCGCCGCTGCCCATGTACTGCGACGTGATGACCGGAATGCCGGCCAGCTTGCCGCCACCGATCTCGATGTCCGGGTACGCACGCTGGCCCAGCGAGTTCAGCATCAGCGAGAGCGCCAGCGCCAACGAGTTCGGCATCAGAATGACCAACCCGCTGACGTCGTACTTCGCCGTGACGAACGGCGCGATCAAGGCCTGAATGTCCGTGAGGGCATTTGCCGCACTCGTCCCGGCCGTCGTCAGCGGGGTCACGCCATTGGTGATGGACGCCGGGTTGACACCAGCCGACACGGCCTTGTCGGGATCGACAAAGTCCATATCGAGACGTTCGATGACCGCACGCGACAGTTCGTCACGCACGACACTCTCCGCCCCTGGCGCCGAGAACCGAGCGAGTTCCTCGGTAATGACCGCAATCGCCGCCACCTTCGTGAACAGCATGTTGCTGGTCGTCGTGTTGAACTTCGTGACAGGCTTCGCTTTGCCCTGGCCGACCCACGACGCCGAGGCCCCAGACGTCTGGCTCTGGAACGTCACGTTGAACGGCACGCGCTTGAGCGCCGGAATGCCGTTCGTGCCGAACTTGCCGATGATCGTCTGCGGACGCAGATACTCCAAAAAGCTGTCCGCGAGCACGCGCGACGGCTCCAGCAAGGCCGAAGCCCAATTCGCGTCCGTCGTGGTCGCGCCGGCCACGGCCGTCTTCTGTTGGAGCGCCAGATGCACACGGGCACTGTCCGGGTACCGCTGCTTGGCGATATCCAGTGCGCTCACCGGGTTGCCCTTGGTGAACTCGCTGAAGGCCGCCGCCTTGCAGAGCACCACGCGGCAGAACTCGAAGCCAGGCTCGATGTTCTCGCGCACGGTGATCACGGGCGTAGAGGTCCGAGACTTGCCGCCCTCTTCGACCGTCTTCGCGGCCACCGGCACCGCGGCCGACTTGGCGCGCGCTTCAGCGGCCGACAGCCGCGTCAAGTGTTCGTTGATGCTCTTGACCTCGGCATCGAGGTCGTCGTATTCGGTCTTCTGCGCGTCGTCGAGCGTGACGCCCTCATCGGCCGACTTCTGCATGATCTCGTTCATGCGAAGCTCAGCGACGGTCTTTTTGGCCGTCCAATCGGTGATCTGTTCGGTATAGGTCTTCATGGTCGTGGGGGCGTCTTTCTTCGCCAGCCGTACGACTGCGCCCGTAACGCCGGGCGTTCCTGCTTGCTTGGTGGCCTGACCCACGCCTGACGCGGCAAGGTCTGAGGCATCAATGGACTTGATCGTGTTGATGGAGGCTTCGGCATTCGCGGGGATCGTCACCGCTGACAATTCCAGCCATTCCCAGGACAGAAACTTGAGGCCGTGTGTACCTTCGATCCTGGCGGATTCCAACGCCCCAAACCCGATCGACAACCCACGGACCAACCCGGACTTGATGAGCATCCAGCACTCGTCAATCCGAGGCAGCACGCCTTTGGCGATCTGCGCCTTGATGCGGATCCCGGCCGATGTCACCTCAGCCGAGAGGACATGGCCAATGGGCTCAGAGGCGTTATGCTGCCAGAGGAGTGGGATGGGAAGTTTGAACTTCGCGCCCTTGGGCTCCACGATGTCGCCCATACGATCCGTCGTGGGCGTCGAGGCGATGCCCTCGATGATCCGCTGGTCGTCATCGACGGACTTGATGTCCCAGGTCGAGTACGCGCGATTCACCGCACCACCGCAGGCGTGGCAATGCCGGCCGAGAGGCGCAGAGCCTCACCAGCCGGACTTAGATCGAGCCGTGTACGCGCTCGGAATGCCACTGACACATGGTCACGGCACGTCCGAATTGTTACCGGAAGGTAATCGGGCTATTTGGCGCGGATCGACGTGACCGATGCGAACACCCTCGTCTCTCGGTAGTCGGCCACATACTCGTTCACGGCTTCACGGATGACCGTGGCCATCTTCTGTCCGCTCTCTTGCGCCACGCGCTCAAGGTCTGCCCGTTCGGCTGGCGTCATGACGAACTCGACTCGAGCAGTCGACCGTTCACCGCCACGAGCCGGGTGGCCGCGTTTACGCCGGTCCAAGATCATCAGGGAGCTAATGGTGACCATCTACCGACCTCCAACGAACATCATCTGGAACTGAGGCGCAGCCTTTAGCGCACCCGCCGCAATCGCGTCAGATCGAGCTTCCCAACTCAGAACGGCAGCCATGGCTAGATCGATCTTGTGCGGCGAGTCGCTGCGCTCCTTCCGAATCAGCCACAGGGCGTGCCCTTCCTCGTCACGCTGAGGCATCTCCTGCTTCCGCGCATTGCCAATATGGCGGATCAGATCCTTGTTCCCGTCGTGACTGATCTGCTTTTCTCTGATGGCCGTGTCGAACGACTCGAGTGCCGCCGTCATCTGACGGCGACGGTTCGTCCACCACTCAAGCACCTGCTCCTTGCCGAACAGCCCGACCCAGAGCGAGATCCAAGAGTTCCAGTACGGCGGGTCCGCGTACATCCGGCAGACTGTGAACCGGGCAAAATAGTCACGCACCACGGCATCGACAGCTTCCGCCGGCACCTGCCAATCCGTTCGACCCACCGGACATTCCCACAGGCCGGCCACCCACTGAAACCCGGTCTTGACGTGGGTCGCAACGAGGCCGGTTGAGTCGTGAAACATCGCTCCGTCGAACCCTAGCGTGATCAAGTCTTTCGGATGGACTGTCACCACGCCGACCAGCTTTCGCCAGGACTCCACGCTGAACGCCTGCGATGAACCCTTAACCAGGCGGTTGCAGTACACCCGTTCCCAGTAGGATCGGTCTGTGGTCGGGTCGTTCCAAAGGTTCACGATGGCGTCGATGTCGCTCCATGCCGCGGCAGGACCAGACGCCTCAATGACGGCCGCTCGAGCGCCGTCCCTGGTTGTTAGGTCGTGCTCGTCTCCAGCTTGACGGTGGAAATAGAACAGTGTCGCGTCGGTCACGCGCCCGTCGGCAACGGCCTGCGCGTATTCCATCGTGTCTTCCGCGATGGACCCGCCGCCAGGCTCAGGCGCCGTGGTGATCTCGAGTGCCCACGCGTCAGCCGCTTTGCGCTTAGGTAGGTTCGCCATCATGGTCTGATGGGCCTGCTTCAGCCTCGGCAGCGTGTGCCAGTGTGTTTCGTCAAAGCATTGGAACGTGGTCCTGGCGCCGTCTCGAGCGTTCGGGCTGCCAGCGAGGGAAACCGCCTTACCGGCGCCGTCCTTCCTGATAATCCGCTCAAGACCGATGTCGAAGTCCTTACCGACCTCGCTCTCTTCCAAGATGGCCTTCAGTGCCCCGTAACAGAGCTCGTCGCTCTGTTCTTCCGTGTAGGCCACCAGTACCACGAACGGATCCGTGACCGGACCGCCGATCGGGTGCTTTCCCGTCCATCCCACACACCGAACCGGCGCCTCGTGGTGTAACTCTGCGGCAGCAATCCACGCGGCAAGTTCTGTCTTGGCCGTGCCTTTACGGAGCGAAATACCAACTCGTTTGAAGCGCCGTCGGCCAGCTAAGGCGTGGTCTTTAGGATAGACCTCGTACATTCGCCAGATCAGCGCCCGCTTTTCGTCGTCAATGACGGCAGGGTTGCCGCGTAGATCGCCAGGGCCGAAGCACAGGTTGTCTTCGATCCAGTCGCAGACTTGGCCACCGATGCTCGGCCACGGCACCCGATCATCAGGAACCATCAGCACGCTCACGTGATGGCCTTCAGCACAGAACGAGGATCATGCGTGCCGGTTTTACGGGGGGTGCTGTGCCGTTGCTTCTTCTGCTCGGCCTCGTCGGCTCGAGAGACCTCCCACTGCAGCCGACTCCGGTCCAATGGGGAGAGGCCGAACAGTTGCCCCTGCAGTCTGATTTCCTTCAACGCGTCTGCTGAGGGACGGCGGTAGAAGTCATCCCAGAGCAGCGCCAGACGTCCAAGAGCATCCAAATCTGTCTGTAGCCACTGACTGGCCATCGGCGAGGCGAGCGCATGCGCCCAATCGACCAGCGTTTGCGGGTGGAACTCACGGGCATCTGGGTTCGGAATCGGAGGGGCCTTGGATGGCCGATCCGGCACCATCGACAGCGTGGCGTTCCCGGCCTTTTTGTTCGTGCGCTGCCGCAAGTGAGCCGCTTTAGGCGCTGGGCCGCTCACTTTTCACGACTCCCCAACTCGTATCCAACAAAATCAGGGCACCCTGCGGTTTCCGGTTGAAGCCGCGCCAGAGACTCAGATACCCCCCGGTCGGCGGTCGACTCAATCGTCATCGCCACTCCGCCCTTTTACGTCCACGCAATGACTCTTGAGACGTCTTGCGGTCTGAGCACTCTCGACACAATGCTTGAGTGTTCGACTCGACGTCCTCACCACCTTCAGCTAGAGGGATGATGTGATCCCGGATGACCGGAAGGCGTCCAACCTTCTGGCATTCCGCACAGAAAGGCTGCCGGTCAAGTAGAGTCTTTCTGATGCGCTGTAGCCGACGACCCGTAATGCGCTTCACACGAACGTGACCACTCCATGCTGGTCTGGTATGGGCGGGACAGTAGCCGTATGGGACTACGACTGGACAGCCTCGCTCAGCACACACAGTGGATGCTCGTGCTGCCTGACTCATACCGCCAACCTCAACTGTCCAAGAACAGACGATCCCTTGGCATGGTTGCAGGCGTGACAGGCACACTGGACGTTGTCCCAGGTGTGACCACCGCCAGCCGCGAACGGGATGATGTGGTCGATGGTCGGCGAATCTGCCTGCTGCTTGCCCTGTAGGCGCTTGGGCGTCCGCTTGCCGCATATCTGGCAGTGCCACCCGTCTCGGTCGAACAGTTTGACGGGCGATATCGAGTAGACCCGTGGAAGACCAAGTCTCTTGGCCCTCTGTTCGTGACGCGTTGCCCGTCCGTGAATAGCTCGACGCCTGTGCTGGGTTGTTCTCCTCGCCAACTTCTTGGCGCAGGTCGCACACTTGGAGACGCGGATCTGTTTAGCGACAAAGACAACACCGCATTCACCACATGGTTTTGTCAGAGACGCTTTACGGGCCTCAACCTTCAGGGCCTCTTCCGCTCCTCGATTTCTGACCTGCTCCAGTCTTTGTTCTCTACGTCGTGACTGCGCCTGAGCCAGAAGCCCCTTTCGAACGTCTGACTGGCGCTTCCTATACTGGTCAGAACACGGCCTCGAGCAGAACATACGCTTGTCGCCACCGTGTTTCTTCCGGCTGAAACCAGAACCGCAATGCCGGCAAGTGGCCACGATACGCGTGGAGTTAGCAGCTCGCTTTGCGGCATCTGCTTGGGCCAACAGCGCACACGCCTTAGAGCACGTCCGACGGCGGGACTTCGCACTGAACTCTCGGCCGCAGGATGCACAAACGCTGGGCATCACTAATCCTGCGCGCTCTCGCGGAGTGCCGATGCGGCTCGTCGGGTCGCTTGCGCTTCGTCAGTGTGCCCTGACCGATCAAGGAGGGCGGCAGCGTGGTCCAGGGTCTTGGCCGCCCTAGCCAGGTGGGCGCGTAGGCCCGTGATGACGGCCGTGGCCTGCTGCTCGCCCATGTCTCGTGGTCTGAGGATGCGCTTGGTGAGTCGGTAGCCTTCACCCTTGCACCAGAAGCAGCGTGTGCCTGGAGAACCAGCAGGGTTTACCATGCACGGGCACGGCTCGAACGTGTCCTCTGCTATTTCAAGGTTGGCTGTTGGGGATGGGCGTGCTGCCGGCGCAGTAACAGCGTCTTGTGGGGGAAGTGGTGAGGCTGTCTGGCCAGGAGTCAGCACGCCGGAATCCATAGTGCGCCTAAGTGTTGATATTTCGAGTTCCACTTGGAACAGACTCCACGTGGAAGCAGTTCACGACGCCACGCTCCGCTGCCAGCCCATAGCCAACAACCAGCGTCGGACTTCCTCACGTTGCAGATAGACGGTCGCTCGAGGAATGGCGTGCGGCCTGATTGCGGCGAGCTCGCCGGCTTCAATCGCCCGATGGACGCGTGGGCGGGACCAGCCGAGGATGGCGCAGATGTCGCTGACTCTCAGCGGTGGGCCGTTTTGCCAGATTTCGTCTTGCGAGACAGGTGGGCGTTGATTGCGCGGCACGCCCTCAGTGTGGCAAAGGCGTCAGGAGAAATCAGGAGAGGAGGGCTTGCCTATGGACGAATCCACACGATCAGCGAAGATGATCAGCAAGTAGCAGCAGGATCTCTGTCCGCAGTGCGCGGCAGTCATCATCATCTGGATGTTGAATTGCGGCTCGTACCGCCATCGTCATGTCGCGCACACACTGACGCGCCTTGATGTTGGCCATCGCTTCAGCCGCCGTGCAGGCGCCAGGCTCGCGCGCTTGATGATCAATCCGTTTGCGTTCTTCAAGTGTATATTCGACCAATTTTCGAATCATCGTGGCGCTCCGCAGGACTCGCCGTTATCGGAGATCACAGCTCGGAACCTGGGCGGTTATTCGGTGGCCCAATAGAAAATCTTTACGAGTACAACAGCGACAACAGTCAACACTACTGAGCTGACCATCACAAAGACGCACGCCTGATAAACAGCTTCTCTTGGCACTATCGCTCCCTTCGGCGCACGGACGGGCACCGTCGTAATTGACCATTACAGGATGCGCAACGCCCCACACGGTAGAAACGTGCTCTCGCCTCAAACGCAGTCGTCTGAATCCAGCACATTTGACACTCCAATACTGCGTCATCAGGCAAGCCGCCGAAGACCACCTCGTTAGGTGGCAATGGGCGTAATTTGGGCTTCCTCATTTTACGCTCGCCCTATTCTCCCTCACGCGGCCGGGTCGAGCCCAGCGAACCACTCTCGCGCATCCCGCTCAGACCTGAAGCGGACCTGGCATTTGAGACAGACGCGATGATTCACGACCACGAGTCTAGTCGCGTTGAACCGCGTGTAGCGGATCCGCGTCTTCGGGCTGCGACACGTGGGCCGTGGGCAGCAGACGGGAGGCTTCGTGCGGGGCGTCGGCATGGGTTCAGCACCCGCGCTCAAACCGACCTTCATCGCTCTGCGCTTGCGACTCAAGGATCAGCCCGTCAATCTCTCGCAGCCAACAAGCACCATCCGCACGAACAAACGACCCGCCGTCACTCTTCGACAGACATAGGAACTCAGCGCGAAGCTGTGTAATAACCCAGGCGTTAGCCGTGGCCTGCTTCTGGATCTTGTCCCACTGAGCACAGATGATTCGCCGCAGTTCGTCGTCGGGCGTGTCAGGTGACGGCGAAGGCGCATCAGCCAACACGAACCGCACCCACTGCTTCCATTCCTCAGCGGTATAGCGGACGTCCTGCTTCTTGGCATCCGGTTGCTCACTCACGCGATCCACCTTCCTCACGACTGCGCGATCACCGCGTACTTCCTGTTGGCCGTCCTCTTGCTCTGCAGAGGCGCCATGAACGGATCACCGAACTTCCGAGACGTGCTGACTGAGGACTTGTGGCTGGCCGTGATCTCGATCACGGGGCTGTTGCTCCTGATGAGTGTGTAATGTCGCGCAGACCAGCCATCCGATCCCATCCGCTTGCCCGTCGCGCCCCATCGCAGAACGCTTGGATCGCTTCAGGTGACGCGCCATCACGGGCGACGAGGGCCTTCTGGCGGTGGATCTCGGCCAGTTCAGCGGGGGTGTAGGGCATCGGTTCAATCATGACTCCGGCTCCCCGATCTCCACGGTGATGGTGCGTGTGATCGACACGATCTCCATGCCATCGCCAGCCCACATTTCGGCCTCCTCGCGTGACTCGTACAGTGTGGCCACGGTCGCATCGCCATAGATCGAGGCACAGTAGAGGTTTGCGTGAAACTCGCCGGTCTGCTTCACCCTGACCACCCAACCTGTCTCGGTTTTGTCTACCTTGCTCCCGTGCTCCGCTAACGTCTTAGGCCACCCTTCAGGGCATCCACACACGCTGCGCGTGCGCGTCGGATCGGCTTTATGCCACGGGCATTGTTCGTGATGCTGTTCGGTCGTCTGGGCGGTCATGGCGTCTCCGTGGCGTCCGTCGCGGCATGAACCGCACACGGGCATGATTCACTCCGTGTGCAATGTTTCGCCGCGCACTGCCACCAGCCACGGCCGGACCTGCCACGTGTGACGCCTCGCACTTTGCCACGCGAATAGCACGTGGAGCAGAAATGCTCGTGAGCCTGAATGCTCATGTCGGGTTCTCCTGGGAGGGCGGCGAGGGCTCGTGAAGGTTGCAGCCGAACGACTCCCATGTCCCGCCGTCTTCCTCTTGGATGCCGACACCGCACGTGCCTGTCCCGAAACCGTAACGATGATCTCGCGTCCATTTCCGGCACGTCGCGCACGTCCTCGGCGTCTCTGGCGTCTGGGAGGGCTGACGTAAGGCGCGCAAGGCCACGAGTTCGTCAATCGCATCGCTGAGGATGCAATCGAAGTCTCGCGTCTTGTCCACGGGAATCGACCACAGATGCTGTCCCGGCTGCGTTCGGCCGCCGTTCCAGATCACCTGACACAGCATGCTCACCGTATCGCGCAGCAACTTCTCAGACCGCGGGTCGGGTCGCTCCACGGCCGGGGCGGGCGCTGGCTCCACAAACGCATGATCGCGGAATCCGAACTCGTGACTGTCGCCCTCTGGTTGGCCGCATTTCGCGCACAGCGGCGTGACGCCCAGCAAGAAATCAGCGGCCCATCCGTCGCCCTTGTGGCAAAACGGGTAACGAACGCCTCCGTTGTCCACCGGCTCCGGCGTGGCGGGCGCCTCGTGCTGCTGCAGCATGATGCCGTCATAGGACACGCCCGTGATGTTGTGGTCTGGGTCATGCGCCAAGACCAACATCGGCGGCGTGGCGGGCGCTCCCTGGATGGCTTCGGTGATGTCGCGCACTTCTGGATCGATGGGCGCCGTGTTGCAGCCGCCGCATCGCCACACGGCCGGTATATCGCCAAGGGCGTTCTGACGATAGAGCGCCACGCCATCATGCAGGCCTTTGCCGCAGACTTCACAGCCGCTCATTGCGGTTTCTCCTTTGGCGCACGTAATTCGTCGATCTCGTCCTGCTTCCGGTTCATGGCATCACGCACGCAGCCTACAAGGCAATCGGCCACGTCGCCGCTCTCGCAGCCGTCGCCAGCGTTCGGATCGAGATGGCAGTCCTCGATGACTTTGGTGATGATGCGGTCGGCCTCCGCGCACACGATGCACAACTCCGGGGTATTCCGACCGCCGCAGGCATTGCACGCTCCGTATCCCGGCTTCTTCGGCTCGTCCTGGTCCCGTGTCTCTGTCCGTGAGAGGGGCGAATGACCAGCCCACTTTCTCCGCAGTTCAAGCTCTCGACACTTCACGCAGGTCACGGTTGACGGGTCTAGTGAGGCGAAACGCAGGTCCGACAGTTTCTCGCCGCACACCAGCTCCACATTCACCGCCCGCGCGGGATTGATGACCATGTGGATTACACGAGCCTCATAGCCGCACTTCGGGCAGAAGCGCCAATCATCATCGATAGGCACATGGCAGCATTCGGTGACTAGTCCGTCCTGTTCCCCTCCTCGTGCGGGGAGCGCGGCGTCAAGTTCGTCGGCGCACGCTCGATGTGACTTCGCTAGCCCATACTCATAGGCGTAGCCGCGGCCCTCAAACTCAACAGCATCCTTACGCCACTTCACACTCAGCGCGTGCAGGGCAGACGGGGCGGGCGGCTCGGGCCTCTGGGGATCAGTCATCGCTTGTGCTTTCGTGAAGGTCGCAGCCAGATAAACCACACGATGTTGAACACGGCGGTGATGGCAAGTCCGACCAATAGCGGGTCCATCACTCGGGCCTCTGGGGACGGTGGGC